GAGACTACTCCGGCACCTTCAACAGTGCCGCGGATGGTCTCACCCTGAAGGTTTCGCACCAGCAGGGTAAGAGGAATCGTTCAACGGTTCGACTCGAGATCGCGAAGATCTCTGCGGACCCGCTGGTGCCAAGCACCAACCGGCCGTACTCGATGACGGTTTACCTCGTCGTCGACACCCCTACCCAGGGGTTCTCGACAACGGAGCAGACCAACAACCTCAAGGGGTTGGTGGACTGGTTCACAGCGGGTACTTACGCCGCTGTGAGCAAGGTCGTCAACAAGGAGTCGTAGTGGAGCAGAGAACCGTCACTACGGACTTCTCGACCTCCTAGGAGGCAGAATGAAAAGCCGTAGCGAGATCTGGTTCGCAGTCCTGGCCGAAGCTGGGACTGCGTGCTCGGTCAACACCACGCTCGACCGTAAAACAGTCGAGCGTCGAGTGGCAGCAGAAGGTGACTCGTTTTTCACGGTCACCCTTCCGAAGTTCGAGAAGGAGCTTATTCAGTCCATCTCGAACGGAAGAATCCACGCCGACGCGTTTCCCGGGTTTGAACGTTCCGTTGTACGGGACGTCCAGTCTGGGTTGTCGTATCGGGGTCGCCCCAAGTTTCTTGGTGGCTTCCTGGATCTGCTGTTCTGCTCGCGCAGGGGTGTGCTGGACGTCGAAACTGGTCTTTGGCACGACGAAATCGTGCCCGAGCCAGTTTGGACTCCTATGGATCCGACAGACTTGGATCCTAGAGTCCCGATGGCGTTGAAGTCCTTGAGGCAGTTATGCCTGTTGTTCTCGAAAGAGAAGGACCTCTGCGACCCCGAAAGGGTCGAACAAGCCATCGAATCGTACGTCCTAACGGACAAGCACGTGATTGACCCTTTAGCGACGAGCGAGGAGACCTTCTTTTCGAGGGTGGTCTTCTCGCGGATGTTGCGAGAGTCATGTCCGTTGTCTTTGGAGATGTCCTCTCATCTGTGGACCGTGAGGTCTACAGAGGAGAGTTAATCCCTAGACACGGTCCTGGTGCGACGGCTGACAAACGCCGTGGTAACGACAAGTGGATCATGCCATACTGGCATGACCGACTCGAGTTCCTATTCCCTTTTCGGGAATACGCCCTGCCTAACCTGCGTTTTGCGCAGGAGGACCAGGAAGTCACGTGGCTGAGCCCCAGGGACGAACCGCCGGTTCTTCTGACGGCCGTTCCTAAGACACAAGCTACACCACGAC